CGCATCCGACTCAACGTATAACTGTGAACCTCACGCGCTCGATTTTCCGATCGACAAAGTCGAAGATATGGCGGATGACGCGGTGCTGAGTCATGCGAAGTATGGCGCGACGCTTCTCGCCGATGTTTCAGGTCTTGATCATGAGCGAACCGTGATCAACGCGGCATTGGAGGCTGCAGGCGCAGGGACCGGGTACAACTTCACAAGCGATGATGTTGATCCGGTGGCAGTTCTTGACGCGGCCATCATCAAGGTCATGAAGGCGGCGAAGAATGGTGCGCCCGTCCGTGTTCTTATCGGAGCCACCGCATGGCTTCGCATCAAGAACAACAAAAACGTGAAGAGCCGTCTTGTCGCCGCCAAGAAGGGCGACGTATCGGCAATCACACTTGACGCATTCCGCTCGCTACTGTTTGGCGAGCCTGAGTGTATGATGAGCGTAATGGTTGAGGATACCGCCGAAGAAGGGCTGGATGAGAACATTTCGTTCCTTCTGGACACCGGCATTCTCGTCTTTGCCTGTTCGGAAAACCCGACCACGCTAGATTCGAGCTTCATGAAAACCTTCCGTCTCATGGGGCAGTGGATGGTGCCCGGTTCCTACGTCCGCGAGGACGGTCGTGGCGAGGCCATGAAGATGGATTGGACAGAAGATGTCCAGGTAACCAATACCACCGCCGTCGAACGCATCAACGCGAACGCGGCCTAAGCAACTCATTCAGGACCAGTGCAGGCGGTTTGCATGCCGCCTGCACGTCCTTTGAAAAATCATGGCTTGGATCAGCATAACAACAGCAGCGGTGCAAAGCCGTATGGCGGACGCGGAGATTGACGCCGCCCGCACGATCGCGCTAGCCGATGGGCAGGCCGACCCGTTGGCTGAGGTCGTTTCCCGTGTCGTCAAAGAGGTGCGTGGTTATGTCGGCGGGTATACTACGAACAGTCTTGCCGAAGGTGATACCATCCCGGAGGAGTGCGAGGACGCCGCTCTGGCGCTGATCCGCTGGCGGCTATGCTCGCGGCTTCCCGTAGCCTCGCTTCTCACGGATGCCCGGCGTGCCGAAAAGGATGAGGCATTGACCTTTTTGCGCGATGTGTCCGCCGGGCGCATTGCTATTGTGCAGCCTGCCTCGCCCGCCTCAGAGCAGGCCGGTGGCAGCATAAGACCAAGCATTTGTGCCCGCTCTCGCCGCTTCTCACGCCGTCAACAGGACGGCATCTAATTCCTTCTAGTCATGCCGCTTTTGCAAATTACCGCCTTTCTTGAAGCTGTGAAGCAATTCATGGCTCGCTCGCCCATCGCATCGTCGATGAACGCGGCTGAATGGGAGGCTTTGAATGCGCAGATTCGGCAGCACGCGTTCTGGTCCGCCCGGCAGAATGATCAAGCCGTTGTGAACCGGATGCAGCAGCTTATCGGCGAGGCGATGTCTGTCGAAGAGCATCCCGACAAAGCCACGATGGACCGCTCAAAGTTTGTGACTGGCATGCGCGACTTTCTTGGCGCTGGCGAAGGGGACAGCGAACAGCTTACCGACATCACGAGTCGAAAGCGGCTTGAGTTGATCTACAACTTCAACACCACACAGGCCAACGAGTTTGGCCGTGCGATCGTGGGCAACACACCCGCTATCCTGAAGGCTTTCCCTTGCCAAGAGCTGATACGGGTTCAGCCGCGCCGGATTGCGAGGCCGTGGACGAGCATCTGGCAGGAGAAGGGCGGTAGGCTTTTTGGCGGGCGAATGATTGCCCTCAAAGGCGACCCGATCTGGGTTAATATTTCACGCTTCGGTACACCTTACCCGCCGTTTGATTATTCGTCTGGAATGGGCGTGCGCGATGTGGGCCGTAGCGAGGCAGTGCGCCTAGGCGTGATCAAGGAGGAGACACAGGTCAAGAGGCCGAAGCTCAATTTCGCAATCGAGGAGGACGGCCAATGATCAATATCACGATCGACGTTAAGGACAACACGTTCAACGAGCTGGAGGCTCTTGGCGAGCGTCTGGCAGACCGTAAAGGCCTGCATGAGGTGCTTGGACGATCCGTTGAAGGCTCGTTGCGTGACCATTTCGCAGACCGTCAGAATGAGCCAAACAAGCGCGGATGGCCCAAGCAACAATTCTGGGACCGAATCCGCAACCGTACTGCGTTCTCCGGGGCCACGGAATCCGAGGCTTCGGTTGTCATCGCCGATCGCGCAATGGCCGCCAAGGTTTATGGAGCCCGCATCGTGCCCAAGGAAAAAAAGATGCTGGCAATCCCGCTCCGGGCGGAAGTTTACGGGGTCATGCCAAGGGCCAAGACGATCCCCGGACTATTCCTTTGGAAATCCCCGCGTGGAAACCTGTTTCTCGCGGCCAAGGAACAAGGCGGGAAGGCGCTGCGCATTTTCTGGCTGCTCGTCAGCCGCGCAAACGTCCCGGCAGACCCGAAGGCTCTTCCATCGGAAGCTGTCGTGGGCGCGGGAATGGTTGAGGCGGCAGGAGACTTTTTAGCTATTTAACTCATGGACCCATTCACCAAGACAGACCTTTTGATTGCCGACATCGTCGGACGCATCGAGGCCGATGATGGATTTGCCACTGTCAACGTGCTTCGCGAAGACAAGGGAGTTACCACGACGGACATCAACTCCGCGCTCAAGACTTTGAAGGTTAAGGGCGGCAAAATGGGAGCGGCTGTTGTTGTGGCGATGCCTGAAAAGGCGGCCAAGAATCCGAACATGCCGGGACCATTCTACGATCTGGTCATCCGCGTGCGCTGCTACGAAAGCCCGACTTTTAACCGTAGCGCATCCGGGACGGGACTGACGGCTGCAAACCTTTCGCTGCGCGTTGAGCACCTGCTCGACAAGGTGTCGCTGGGAGGCGTGACGCTTAACTACGAGCGCACAGACCCCGGCGTTTTTTCCGATGGCGACACAGCCGTTGAAATCACCTTCGGGGCATGGCTCGGAATGGAGCCTGCAACACGGGTGCAAAAGCCACGCATTTCCCTTGCAGCAGGGCAGATTGTCATCAGCTGCGCAACGCTAGGTGCGACAGTTCGCTACGTCGTGGACGGCACCTATCCGAGCACATCTACCCAAGAATATTCCGCGCCATTCGCGCCAGCTGCGAGCTGCACCATCCGCGCCGTCGCCTATGCAGCAGGGTTTCAGGCGTCTGACCTAACCGAAGCCACTTTCACCGCTTAACAACCAGATCAGGATCACACAATGCCAACGCTTACCACTCCCAAAGTCCTCAAGGGGCCGTGCGTCTTTGAGCGCGGCGGATATGTCTTTCGCAGCCGAGTAGAGGCCAAAACCGTCACCACAGAGGAAACCAATCCCATCACCAGCGACACCTACGGCGAGGTTGATACCGTCACGGTAAGCCGTCACGGCGTCATCTCGATTACCCCTGAGATGTTCACAGCAGGCCTGATTGCGCTGGCATGGCCTTACGCATCCACGATGCCGGGCACATCGCTCTGCGGCTCTGTGGATGTTCCGCTCATCATCCATGCCCTCGCCGAAGGAAAGAAATACACTTTCCACCGGACGGCCATCATTAAAATGCCGGACCTTGATATGAGCGTTGGCAACGGACTGATTGGCGAGATGCAGATCGGCGCGGTGCCCAAATCAGGAGCAGACCTTTCCGATGAAAACAGTCTGGTTGTCATTGAGGATGACCCTGACTTTGTGGACACATCTTACGATCCGTCCAAGGTTATTGTCGGCCCTTACAATTTTGCTTGGGCTGCGGGGCAGCTACTCACGGAAGCTGGCATCAAGGCCAGCTTCGAAACAGGCATCACACTTGAAAAGACCGATGGAATCGGCGCGCACGACTGGACGCTGACGAGCGTGGGCGTGACGGGATCATGCATCCCGACAAACCTGACAATCGAGGAGTTACTGGCTATGCAGAAGGTCCAAGGCGCTGGCAACGGCATCGGTTCAAGGGGTTCGGCACGCGGTGTCAGCTTTACGGCCGCCTGCACAGGCTTTGCCTTCGCGCTAGCAAAGGCTGTGGGCACTTCGGGATCTGAGACGCGCTTTGGAGCAAATGTGCGCCGTTCAGGCACGTTCAGCTTTAAGGCTCACCGCACATTCACAGCAGGTGTCAGGGCGGCTCTTTGGACTCTAGGCGTCGGAGCTTAGTTGCAGCTGATTCCACAAAAAACCATGGAAGCCACATACGCAAATATTACCATAGCCAACCCTCTGGAGGGGGTTGGCTTGGTTGATACGCAATCTGCGCGGGGGGACGCAATCACGCCGCCGGAAGCCGGAGCACAGGTTTTAGTGCGCTCAAGCAAAGGGGCCTCTGATGTTTCGTTTTCCACGCGTTCTCGCCATGAAAACTGGTTGGATTTGCTTCGAGCATTGTTCGCTCCGGCGAGTCTGCCAGCGCAGGGCGTACTTGTCTGCGTTGACGCACGCGGAACAACTACGATGAACGATGCGGTAATTGTGCAGGCTGAAACCACGTTTCAGGGCCACCTTTGCAGCACGTCCTATTCGTTTACTGGAGGGCGAATTTCGCCGCCAGCATGATCATCACTTACACAACTGCCGGGACGGATTATTTGATTTGCGCAGGGGCCGCTGCGGGGCAGGCTGTCTCCGGGATGAAGGGCCGCTTCACCCGCCGCGCTGATGTCGTTACTTCAGCCAGCGGAAATGCCAGCGTGTTTCCAGCGGGCTCACAGCTCATTACGCTGGCTTTTGATGTGACAGGCGATGATCTGGCAGTTCCGCCGATAGGAGGCCTTGGAAAACTTGCACTAACAGCGCCTGACGACGCTTGGGCACTGTTCACTCCTACCCAGATTCAGAGTGTCCGGAATAATGTAATCGCGGGTCGGTTCGCCGGAAAAAGCTATTCATTTTTGATGCCCGCTGAGCCCATCTTTGGCTCGGACCTACGCGTTGTCTTTTTCACGGATGGCCTTGGCCGACTGCTGTCTGATGGAACCGGCTTTGTACTTGTGAAACCTTTCATTTCTTGATCATGGAAATACAAGATATCACGGCGATTGCCGCAACATCCCCCGAAGCTGGAGACAAGATTACGGTCACGCGCGGCCAACTCGTCGCGATGCTTGATGCGCTGACGCACCTACTAAGCCAAGATGAGCGTGCGGCTCTGGTCCGCTATGAAGGTGGCGATCCGTTGAGTGAAACAAACCACTTGGTGGATGAGGCGGACTTACAAGCTGTTTTTGACGAATTGGGAGGCATCACAGATACGCTACGGCCCTTCGCAAGCGCGTTCTATCCGCACATAAACAACGCCGTTGTAGACGTAAAACATATCACAGACGCCGTGCTTGCGGCGCTGGCCACCAGAGGAACGGGCGCAGCGTTAAGCGCTGCGAATCCTATCATCGCGGCGGACCAGCTGGCTATGGCTATATCCACGGCGGCGGAGAACTACGCAACCGCTGCGCAAGGTGCCTTGGCGTCCACCGCCATCCAGCCTGCCGAATTGGCGGCTGAGACTGCGGCGCGGATTGAAGCGGACCAAGAGATGCTAGGAAACAGACAACTCGTTTGGTGCCGCGATTTCCACAGTGGCCACGCTTACCTTCAGGCTTCCGCTGCGCGAGCAGCGAGGGGCCTCTATGGGTTTACGGATCTTTACCGCATTCTTGTGGCCGGTACTGGCATAGGCGTGTTGGTGGATGCCGCGCCGCTCAAGGTTGAGCTGACCGACCCTTTAGACAACGCAAGCCGCTTCAAAGTGTCCATAGAGCTCGATAGCGGCACTCTCGTTCTGCAAACAATCGCGCGGGCAATGCCTCATGCGGCATGGCGCGCGGCAGGCATTTCGGTAGACAGTCCGGTATCCGGTTCAATTTCTTCAGCTTTAGTTCATGTCTGGGTTGGCGGGGCTGAATACACGATCGAAAACGAAGGCCTTGAAGTTGTGGGGACGTCCTACACCGGCGCGCCGGTTGCAGGAACGGGGGCATGGACGCTTTGTGCGGATTCTGCGGGAGCAAATACACTTACCTGTCGCGTGGCTTCAGACGGCTGGCACGCGCTGAACTACCCGCTAACATCGGCACAGTGGACCGACTGGCTTGCTACTGGGCGTCTGCCTTACGAGGGCGCGGGCAGTATGCAAACGGCAACATCAGCCACAGCCAGTGGAGATTCTACTTCGTCTGCGACTGGAATGAGTGGTGCAGGGCTGGTCTCGCAGTCCGCAATCGCACACACCGGGAACGCGATCCAAATCACCTCAACAGCAAATACATATACTGGCCTTTATCTTTATGAACCGCTGAAGAAGGAGTCACGGTATGTGATTTCTGCATGGTTCTATATACCTTCAGGACAAGCCCATACCCCGAACCTCATTACGCCATATCTTTTCACCTCGGCAGGAACAATCGCTGGAACGATTAGCGGGACCGTGGTAACCGATGAATGGTTTGAGCTTAAAAGAGAAATCACGACCAGTGGTGTATGCAACGGCTTTCAGATTTACTGGGGTGCAGGGTCGATTGCCGGTGTGGTCATGTATGTTGACGACGTAAGGGTTGTTGCGATTGGGGACGTCCTCGCTGGGTTGGATCTGTCCGCGCAGCCGGTGTGTTCCCGCACGGCAGCGGGAGCGGTGCTGTTGGACAGCACAAGCGGCGTGGAACTGTCCCCATACGCGCGCCCAGAGCGCATGACGCTGGCTACGCAAGTGCCCATGACGGCGGATGGCTATCTGCTGGGGGATCGCATGGTTCATCCGGCAGGCTACGCCGTGGACAAGATTCTTGTAACCAACTCCGGCAGCGCAAGCGCCACGGTGACGATCCGCGCGGCTTCGTCTGGAGGGACGGTTATTGCCACGGGCACGGTGGCGGCTACGGGGAAGCCGGTTGCGCTGGCGGTATCCGCACCGGGTGAACTCACGGCTGCTGGGGGGAAGATTTATGTCGGCGGGGCAAGCGCAAGCAGCCTCATTTCGCCACTCATCAAGCTGGCAAAAAACTAAGATCATGGACAGAGATACAAACCCTTACGCAGCTATTAAACTGCCCATCGAACTAACGCTGCCAGACGGACGAGCCGCCAAGATCACCGCACTGCGCCAAACGGAGCAATTGCCAGAGGCCACAGACGGCGACAGCTCAACGGGCTGGATCAACGTGCCGGAAGGCACCATCCTGACCGAGTGTGTCTATGACATCAATGCGGGCCAGCCTGCGTGCGTTGTCCGCCTATCACTGGACCTATCCGGTGACATCGCCCAGCAGGTTCAGGCAACAATTGAAACTTAACCAACCCAAAGGACAAACAACATGAAACATCTAGTTGGGAAAATCATACGTGCAACGCTGCCAAACGGCGAAGTCATCCAAGGGCGACTTTGCTATGAGGGTGGCCGCTTTTGCGTACCAAATTACTGGCAACACGATTTGGGTTCTTGCCGCGTTACGGCTCTTTAACCCCCTGGCTTCATTTCTTTGGGGGTTTCAACCGTTTAGTTACTTAGACAAATATTACCATGTCCGACAAAGACTTCAGCATCAAGATCAGCGCTACCGAAAACGCGAGTTCGGTGATCGACCGCACAGCTCAAGGAATGGAGGATTTGAGCGATGCCGCCCAAGACAGCGGCGAGCAGATGGACCAGCATTCCGAGGCTACAGAAAAGGCCGAGGAAGGCCTTCAGATGATGGAGGATGCGGCCAAGGACATGGCCGACGCGCTGGAGAAGCTCCAGAAGGAAGAACAAGCCGCTGCGCAAGAAATGGGGAATGTCGGCGAACAGGCTGAGCAGAGCGCGGAACAAGTTGATCGGGCCTCTGAATCCGCAGCCAGATCATCTGAACGTATAGGCGATGCTGCGGCTAATGCGAGGCTGTCAGCTCTTCAAGCTAGCAGCGGGCTTGTTGAATTGGCCAAAGACGCCAAAGACGCAACGGAAGGCATTTTTCAGATTACTTCCGCCATGGCGCGATTCACGCAAGGGGCTATGATTTTTATGGCCGTGTTTAAGGGCACTGAATGGCTGCTCAATTTTACGCTTGGGCTGGATAGTGCTGCTGAAAAGGAGGAAAAACTTCGTAATCAGATAGAGGCCACGAATGCGGCGCTGGCGGCGCGACAGGAATATTTGGACTACAACACGTCGCGCATGGATAAAGCCATTCAGGCCCAGACGCAAAGGGCTGTTGAGGAATCTAAGGCCTTGGGACCGGCTCCGGTAGCCGAAGACGCTGGGAAAGCTTTGTCCAACCTGCAAGGCCAGCAGAACACGTCGAAATCCACCCTTGCTGCGCAACTGAGCATCCGAGAGGAGGCGCTGAAGGCATGGCAGGCTGCGATGCAGGACATCGAAAAAGCTCCGGATGACAACACACGAAAACTGGCCGAGCAGCAGACGCATTATCAAAAGTCAAAGGTTGAGGCTCAAGATAGGCGCATTGCTAATCTGGAAGCACGATTAGAAGCGATGCGCCCCGAAATAGAGGCCGCACAACAAAAGTATAAGTCGGCTACGGAGTCTGGCTACCGGCGAGCAACGCCGATGGAAACCATTGATCAGATGATCAATCCGGTGGACGTTCCGAATTCCGGGACACAGGACGCAGAAGATGCGCTGCGGCAATATCGAGAGGCGGCTGAAGCACTGAAAACGGCAGCCGCGCGAAGGGCAGCGACAGATGCCGAGATTGCGGAACAGCTTCAAGACGCGGCCCAGATAGGCGAGAGCAATACTGAACGATTAACTACAGCGATCTATCAAATTGCGGACAGCACGAAGTCGCAAGGGAACCAGATTGCCACGCTTGAAAGATACCTAAACAGCCTTGAACAGCGGGTCTTGGCGATGCGGTCATGAGCACATATTATATAAAGGCATTGGAGCAAACCAAGACCCCTGAACAATGGGGGATGGATGGCCTGACCCTGCATCTGGCTTCAGGCTCGGCTGACACGCTTAAATTCTCTTTGCCGTGCGGAAGCATGGATGCTGATGCTTCGATCTGTGAAGGTGAAATTGTGGAGCTGTGGCGCGACGAGGTGCGTATTTTTAGAGGCTGCTTGATGGAACCTGCGTTTTCATTTAGCCAAGGTGTGTGGCGAGAGAGTTATACGGCATCCGGCCCATGGTATGATTTGGAGCGCATCATGGCCCAGCAGCTGTGGACAAAGGTCGATAGCGATACCGAAACCGAGGAAAGCATCAACCAATGCCGCATTCTTTTTGGGGTGGACAGTGACGGGGGCGACATTTCGACGGGTGCAATGATTGTGCAACTGCTCGACAACGCTATTGAACGCGGTGTGCAAATCCAGCGTGGAACGATTTTTTCAGGCATCGAGGCCCCTAGTTGGGAAGAAACGGATGTGACAATTGCCGAGGCATTGCAAAGCATCTTGAAGTGGCATCCTTCGGCTGTTTGCTTTTGGGACTATTCGCCCGCACAGCCAACGCTGCACATCCAGCTTGCGAGCGAACTGGCGACAATTGAACAAGACATCACGGCGGATAACGTGGAGTCCGTGGACCTAACCCCACGGTCCGACCTAGTTATTAGTGCGGCGGCCATTTTGTATGAGCTTGTGCGGAAATACCAAGAGGTTACGGTACTTCGCCCGGACGGGCATTACAAGCAGACGACGCTAGCCACAGCCCAAGCTCACAACTGGACCATTACCGCTGAAGGCGAGGAGCGGGAGTATGAGGTTTTGATAACCGAGAAGAGCCCTTCTGATGCGGACATTTCTGCTCCTGGGACATTGATTCACACGGTGACATGGAGCGACCCGGACGTGCCTATCCCCACAAGCGTTTCGGCTGCCATCGTGAGCGAGTCAGGCCAGTTGTATTTGGACGGAGCCATGATGCTTCATGCAGGTGAAGTATCCTTCGCCCAGTGGTTGGGGTCTCTGATTAGCTTTGCTCACGCGCCTTCAAGGTGGGCCGATGCTGTGGCCATTGTTACAAGCGTAGATTATGACTTTTCCAAGCGGACAACGAAGATTTCCGTCAGCCCCGGCGGCTCCCTTGGAGTGCAGGACTGGATTGATTTGCTCACGCGCCGCCGCAATACAACGAGCGCGTCCTCCTATACGGTGGTTTCCGGTCGCGTTAGCGCCGCCGCCGGAGCCTGGAATGCCATACCGGACGAAACCCTCGATGCGGTCGAAAACCCGCCAAGTGGCATGCCAGAAGGCTTCGCAGAGCAAACGCTCATCATTGCCACGGGCACCGGCGTGGCGACCAAAGTATTCCTAACGAAAGCACCATAATGGCGGACGGAATGGCACCTCTCTCAATTCCAGGCGGGCTTCCAGTCCCGGTGGAGGTATCTGCCGTTAGCCCTCCTGTTTCTGACAAGCGTCCCTTTTTTGGATCGAGCGGTTGGCTTTCGGCTTCTGAGGCTTGTGACCTGTTTTATTATCTCGATCACATTCACCTAACGGGCACGCTCGTTCAATACTCGCTTGGGCGGGAGTTTCGTTACCATAGGAATAATCAACGTTATACGGAATCGGCGTCGTGGACCGACCCAGAAAATCCCGAACCTCAGCCGACAATTTTGAGTAGCTACACGTGGGACCTAGCTGCGCAGTCGTTGTGGAAGGATATTCCAACCGGAGACACGCAAGCTGAAGATTTTTCGGACAGCATCCCTCAATCACAAAAAGTTGATATTACGCTCGGTTCTTCCGGACCCGTTGGACTGGACAGGATTGGCTTTGCCGGGTGCGTCTGGGATGCAAACTTGTTGTTTACCGCTGAGAATCTTTGGTTCAGGCACATTTCGACGAACTATTTCTATCGGCACTGGCGAAGATTTAACGGCACTTTCCAGCCTTACCTAAGCTTTGCATATTCGACGCCTAACAACCCATCCGGTCAATATTTCGACGCTCTCGAATACTGGAATATTACCGGCTTCGAGATACATTCGGTCTCTGATGGCTTTACACTTTACTATTTATGGCATCCCGTTTACGCGGTGTCCCATTATTCGGACTGGTATCTGTCGGAGCAGTACACTAACCGGACAATTTTAAACTCAAATTACTACACGCAAGAAAATGAGCTACTCACGATGAGGTTCAACTGGCACGGAGCCATTCCGTTCACGCGCTACGTTGCGCTCGATGGGGCTTTAGGCTTGCCGTCGGCGAACTCATTGACCTTGGATCTCTACCCGGCGACGTAATGGGGATTTCCTAAACCTCTGGAACTTTTTACCAAACCTTCTGGCGGCTTACAGTGCGCTGATTTTACCGCTATA